TTTCTAGGTAGCTACACAGCCTTAACCGAAACGACGAAAGACGACTCTGTACTAGACATAGTGACACGCATTTTTAATGCTATAATACTAGGTCGCAATCGGTAGTGGCAAAACTTAGTAAATACGAAAAAGCATTAGCTAAGTATGCTAGAGATCTTAACCAAACGGCTATGCGAGTCTTGGGGCGCAGAACGATAGGTAAAAACAAAACCTATGGTGAAGCATCAGGAGCGTTAAGAAAGTCGCTAAGATTTCAGCAAAAGGGCGGCAAGATTATGTTTGGCTCACCTCTGCCTTATTCACAGTTTATTTATTGGGGTGTAAACGGAACTGAGAAGAGAAGAGGCTCACCGTTTTCTTATGGCTCAAAGCAACCCCCTACGGATGCTATAAAAAAGTGGATGAGGGTAAAGCCTCTGCGATTAAGGGATGCTAAAGGCTCTTTCGTTTCACAAAAAACTAAGGTTAACAAAAAAACAGGCAAGAAAATTGACCCTATGGATGGCCCTGCATTTCTTATTGCACGAAGCATAAAAAAGAATGGCATCCCAGGGCTAAAGTATTATGAGAAGGCCTTTGACGAAACCTACAAGAAAGCAGAAAAAAAGTTAAACGAGGCTTTTGCTGAGGATCTATTTGACGAGTTTGATGGAGACCTTGAAGACAAATAACGAAAAGAAAAATGGCAGCAGTAATAGACAGTAAACCGACTTTAATACGTCCGGCAAACCAACCCCTTATATTCACCCTTTCATATACAACTACATTACCTGACCGATATGTAGTCCAGGTATTTGAAGATGCAGTTGAGATAGCTAAACTGTATCTTACACCTAACACAAATAACAAGGTACACTTCAATTTAGCAGATATTGCTAGGGACAGAGTTAGTGTGGATGATAAGATACGAGATGAGAGTGCTACACTTTTAAGTTATGATGCAAAACCATTCACAACGGGTAGAAATGGCTTAAAAAAGTACGAGGTAAAAGTAGGAACTTTCGTAGGCACTATACAGACGCTAAACGATGATCGTGATACAGTTTATTTATTAGATGGAGCAGAGCAGATAAGTGCAGGATTACACCCAAGCTTTGGAGACTATTACCCCACAGCAATTACCAAGAAAGTATGGCTTACAGACAGGGTTGGTGTTGATGATGTTCTAACAATAGAAGCTAGGGAGGAAGATGAGGGCTGTGTGGCTTTCCTAAATGACGACACTATCATTGGTAGCTATGCAGCACAGATTAAATATGAGATAAAAAATGCAGCAGGTACAGTTTTGGCTAGTGAGCTTATCACTATAAATTCAACCAATGGCGCACAGCTTCCTGCAGCAGCAGAAATCAACCAAAAGCTAACGTATCTTATGGCTTACCCAAAGAACCTAGAGCAGTGGATCTCGTCAGGCTCTAAACCTTCGGCAAACCCTACGTGGAGTTATTACGAAATGCAGTTGCTATCAGGAGCAGGTGCTAAAGTCAGTAATGTGCTAAGAGTTAATAAGTTATGCACACAAATAAAGCACAACAATACTCAACTCGCTTGGACTAATTCAGTTGGAGGGTGGGACAGCTTAACTTTTACAGGAAGGACTCAGACAGAAGAACTAGTAACGGCCAAAGAGTATCGAAGACAAATAGGGAATTGGAACGCGTCAACTTATACCTTTCTACCTCAGGCAAGAGAAAAACAGGCTTACCAAGTTCAAGCAAAGCAAAGTTACAAATTGACTCATGTAGCATTTTCCTTTGCTGAATTAGATTTACTAAAGTATGCTTTTAGGTCAGACAACCCAATGATTAGAATAGGCAATACAGGTGACTGGCAACCCGTAGTTATGAGTACGAAAAGCTATAATGTAAAGGAGGCTTTTAGCGGTATGCATAGCGTTACACTCTCAGTTGAACTAGCACAAGTAATTAAATGTTAAGACTCACGCTGTGGAATTTTGCGGAAGATGCTCAATACGACATTGAGCTATATGAGAACGCACCTGTAAATTTGAACTATCAATTTACGGACGTAACTGAGATTAACAAAACAAAGGGTTCTTATACTCAGACCTTTAGAATACCTGCTACCAAAAACAATACAGATTTCTTTGGTGCATTAAGTGATCCTGCTGTGCAGACAAGTTCGGCTCTAATTATAGGCAACTTTAACATAAAGAGGAAGATAAGAGCAGAACTTAACTACAACTCGCTTCCGTTAATGAGTGGCTATGTGCAAATTAAAGCTGTCTATAAGCAAAAGAAAGATTTTGCAGACATTGAAATAGTTTTCTTTGGCGAAACAATAGACATGGCCTCTAAGGTTGGAGACAAAATGCTTTCAGATTTAACTACGTCAACAATAGATCACACTATAACTAGAGCTAAGATACTCGACTCCTGGGTGGGAAGTAGTGCAGCACCTTTTGATGGGACTATACGTTATGGCATTATGGACAAGGGGCAGAATTGGAGCTTAACTCCAGGTACATCAACATCGGAGGCTATACAACCTTGGATGCCGACCTCTTCTAGTTGGGACGATGTGGGCAGTATGTGGCAAGGAGACTTAACACCCTATGTGCAAAACAAATGGATCTTTGCTAGAATTTTATCAGAGGCAGGTTTTACATACACCTCTTCGTTTATTGATGGGGCTACATTTGGAGCAACATATATGCCTGCTTTTAATGGATCAAAATACCCACGTTCAACCTCACAAGAACCCGAAAGACAGGTGTTTGGAGTTTCAACAGCAGTAAACATGGTGCTTGCTAATGCTGAGGCAACAGTGCCTTTTGTGGATAACGTAGGTGGGCATAATGGTTATGATGTGGAGAACAATTGGTATAACTCAAGCAACATATTTGTCGCACCATACACAGGGTTTTACACCTTTACGCTCAACCAAGTTTTTGAGGGTGGTGACGCTATATGCTATACAGAGGTATGGCAGCAAGTTAATAACGGAAGTAGTTTGTACGTACAGTCAGAAACGTTTCATGGAGATGGGCAATTTACGTTCACAAGGTATTTTGATGAGGGACGAAGAATGTACATACAAGCTGCTACAGTTGGTACACCGACAGGTACTGAGTCACTAATGACAGGGCAAGTTGGTGGGGCTTTGTCCTGGTTTAGAATGGATAGCGTAACAGAAGCATTACAAGGTCAAGACTTAAGTCTAGCTGAAAACTTTCCTAAATGTAAACAGATAGACTACCTATTGAGTTTGCAGAAAATGTTTAACCTTGTATTTATACCCGACAAGAATAAGCCTCAGCACTTAATTATTGAGCCTTTTGAAGACTACACAGCATCAGGTACAGCTAAGGATTGGACTAACAAAGTTGACTATCTAAAAGACGTAGTGTTAAAACCTACCACAGATATTCAGAAAAAAGACTACTCTTGGAGCTATGACCAAGGTCAAGACTTTATAAACACCTTAATACAACAACAGACCGATAGGGTTTACGGAAGACATAAAGTAACAGACCCCGACAATGCTTTCGCTGTTGGTGAAACTAAGATAAAGACGAGCTTTGCTCCCTATGTTTTAAGCAACATACCAAACACAGGTTTTGTAATACATAGGTGCATAACTAATGATGGGGCAGGTGTTAGTGATCCAAAACCTCGCATAGCATTCTGGTGTGGTACGACTGATACAATGGGCAGTGTATTTATTAGAGATGACGACATGAGCAACAATAGCACTGTTTTGGAAATGCCTTTTTTTAGTAATTACAACGCAGTCGCGCCGAGTATAACAAATGACGACTTAAATTTTGGTTACGAAATAGATTTCTTTTTTACAATAGCAAATGCTCTGAACACTCTTTACTATAAGTATTGGGCAGCGTATGTTAACCAACTTTATAGCAGCAATTCAAGAATACTAACCTTGTATATTGAGCTTAATAACGCTGACATACAAGACTTTGAGTTTTCGGATCGAATATACATAGAAGACTCATATTACAGAATTAACAAAATAGCCAATTACGATGCAACCCAGGGAGGAAGCACAAAGGTTGAGCTTGTAAAAATTATACAAGAAATTGCAGACTGTGAGTTTATACCGACAAATGTTGCGCTTGGCATTATAAGATTTGCAGGGACAGGCATTGTGTATGGAAACCAAAAATGCTGTGAGCAATATGGATATACTTGGAGGCCAAGAATAAGTAGATGCTTGGCAAATAACTCAACACTCTCACCAACAGTCATATAATGAAAAACAAGGCAGACATTTTATTAGAGAGCATACAGCTTTTGCAGAATGAGGGTAAGAAACCAAAGAAATTACCTGTGTGGCATTACCTTATAGAT